AGTATTTTTGAAGCTCTTTCAAATGGTGATGAAAATATTGTCGAAACTGTAGAAGCTTTCGACCTATGGTATAACAGCTAACAAAGGAGGTATAAATGTTAAGTGTTATTGATAAAGTAGAAAAATTCAGAGAGTTAAATACTCTTTGTCAATTATTGGCTGAGTGTTCTCATGCTCTTAATGGGGCAACTGAATGCTTAGGTTATTTTAATCCCGAAGGTTTAGAAACGCTTGGTAGATTTACTGACCTTGAATACGCACAGAGTGTTGTCGAAGATGTCTTTACATGGGCATACGATAGACACCACTACTCAGTAGATATTCCTCAGTTTTATGGAGTAGATTACACGACACCTCTTAAAAATAAAGAGGTCGTAGAATTACTTGAAGAACTTATTGAAGATATTGGAGTAGAAGTTTTAGGTTTAAGCGAGGAGGTCGCATGAAAAGATTTATAGTTAAAGGCGAGTTTGAGTTTGAAGTAGAAGCTGAAACTTATGAAGAAGCAATAGATGAAGTTAATGATAGTTTAAATTTATCTAACATTGAATTTGAAGTAGAGGAGGAACAATGAAACTATATCAAATTGATTACATAAATTCTTATGGCGAAACAGAATTTGTCGCACTTACAGATAACCCTGAAGAATGGTTAAAAGAAAATAATGAACAAAGGATTGGCGATGGAAATGAGCCAGAGGAGTTAGATGACTTTGAAATTTTTCCAGTAGATTTATGGCTTTATAACAAGGAGAACAAATAATGGATGAAATCATAGATAAAAATAATGAAGGGGCTTGGCGAATATGTGATATTGTTAATGGCTATTGGGAAACAAGAGTCTATTACTTTTACACTAAAAAAGAAGCTATCCGATTGTTTAGAAAAGAAATGAAAGAACTTAGAGGTAAAGCATGAAAGACAAATTTATAAAAGTACATTGGGAAACCGAAGAGCTAGATAGACACTATAGAAAAAATGGACACCCTGAAAAAGTTTGGAAGGACAACGAAGGTATGCCATTTGGTATTTATCTTATACACATAGGAGAAGATGATTTTGAGTCTATTGAAGATGCACAATGGTTTAGTACCGAAGAAGAAAGAAATGAAAAATTTAACAAATTAATTAAGGAGGTTGCATGAAGTTTAGAGTATTGACAGAAGAAGAAGCGATAGCTGTAGCTCGAGTATTTAAAGACTTAGAAGATGATATGTTAGACTTTGCTTTAGACGAAATAAAATATCTTGCAAGTTGTTCAAGAACTATGCGTAAGATAGATGAGGTTAGTAAAAGAGCAGAGGAGAAACTTAGAAGACTTAAACCAAAACTTAGATTAGTAAAAGATGAGGAAAAAAATGAAAGTTAAAAAACTAATTAAAACTTTAAAACAGTTTGATAAAAATGATGATGTACAAATTTACATCTTAGAAAATGGTGGGGATTTAGTACATGCAAATGTAGAAAGTATTTTAAATACTGAAATAGGTTGTGAATTTACTGTAGAAAAAGATGAGGAAACTAAATGATAACAACTATGAATGAATACAGAATACTATATCGTGACTCTGATGACTTTGAAGATTTACATACAGTTTTTATATTTGCTAAAAGTAAGAGTGAAGCTGAAGCTAAGTTAATAAATACTTTAGAAATCCAAAAACATTGGATAGAAAGCATTTATACTTGGAGAGTAAATGTAGATGTATTTGTCGGAACTGATAGAATAAATGAAGTTTATGTAAATTGGGCTAACCAAAGAACACTTGAGGAGTATATAAAAGAATGGACAAAATAATGACAATGAAAGAACACATGGAAATGATGGACAGAATTAGACAAGGCATACCTTTAAAAAAGAATGTTGAGTCTAGTAAAACTAAAACTATTAAAATTAACGGAGGTATTAATGGTAAAAGTAAGAAACATGAAAAGTAATAGTGGCAGGTCAGTCGCTAATCAGTTTGAAATAGAAACTGATGATGCAACTTATTTGCAAAGCTATAACTCAATCATAGCTAAGAGAATGGATAGTGGTGTAATATATCTTGATGAACACTATTGGGATTATTCTGTCACTACTGGTCGCTACAGAAATATGTTTTTAGGTGAGAACAAAGGTGTGACTCAAATGAAAATAGATAGTGGCGAATATATTTTAACTAACTTAAATAAATAAAGAGGTAAATATGAAATATTTAAGACAAATGGTAGCTGACTTTTTAAGAAAGCTAATTAAACTTGATGACTATATGAACGATAGAGTCTTTACTGAAGTCGAAAGACTCGAAGCAGAAATAGAAGTTGTTAATGATTTAACTAACTCAAATGAGTCCGAGTTAAATGAAAGACCAACTTTTTACGATATAGAATGTCAAGTAGAAGAACTGGTTAGTGATTGGGTTAATGACCGTTTACAAGATATAGTAGAACGCTTAGAAAAATTGGAGAAAAAATAAATGTCTAACGAACACAATGAAAGACTCAAAGAGCATTTAGAAATGCAAGTAATCTCTTCTAACTTTTCCGCACAAGATTTGTTAGAAGAACTTGGTATGACTTATAAAGATGCTTACGAAGATAAGTTATCACATGATGATTTAATTCATCTGGTAGTTCAAAAAAGATTTGAAGAGTCTCCAGAAGTAGAGTAATGAAAGTCAAACACAATGGTAAAGTGACTGAAAAGACTCTTGATAATATCAGAGCTAGTTTAATTAAAAGAAACAAAATAGAGGTAAATAAATATGGCAGAAATAATCCACTGTGAATATCAAAGGTATGAAAACCCTCGTTCAGTATCAGAAGCATTAGGAGTTGTTGATGAAGTCATCAGTGATTTTATTGCTCAGTATGAAGGCGAGGCTGACACACAAGATGCAGAATATGTAGCTAAGTGTTGGCATATAGTTAAAAACAATTTGAGGTAAAACATGGCAACAAAAGGTTATTCCCTAACTATTGTGTGGGGAACAAATGAAGAAGAAACCAAAACTTATACTTTTAAAACCATTGAAGAAATGGAAGCATTTCAAGATGGAGTTTATGAGTCTAATGGTTGGTGGGAATATAGAATTATTGACGAAGATGAGGAGGTCACAACATGACAATAAATATCTCAGAAGAAAAAGAAATGGAACTACAACAAATCTATAGCATGACTGTAGAAGAAAAGTTCCAGTACATTAAAGACAAAGGACATATTATAGACCCGCATGAGCTTGATATTTTCTTTCAATTTGAAAATCCTGACAAGCCCACTAAGAGTGAGCTTCGTACTTTAGATTTAATAGTTGGAGAAATTATGAGTGAATGGAGGTATCTTAAATGGGAGGAAGAAGCATGAGAATTGAAGAAGCATTAGATATTGTAGATGAATTTGTATTTGATAAAATGCAAAGCTCTGATGATAAGAAAATGAAAGACGAACTTCAAGAAGCATGGAATAAAATTATAGAGGAGGTCACAACATGACAACTAAAGTTAGATATGTAGAAGCAATGTATAACACTGCTGTCACTTGGGATATTGAAGATATTGCTAAGAGATACAAATTTAAAATTGAAGAAATTGATAACATAGAAGTAGGTAAATGGGTAAAACTATTTATTACTTTAAAAGATGGTACTATTATCGCAGAAGATGGTGGTGTTGGAGATAGTACTGATTGGAAGTGGTCAAGCCAAGAAGGTTTTTATGATGAAAATTGGCTTTCAATAGACGAGGAGGAAATATATGACAGCGAAAGAAATGTCGGATGATAACTTCATTAAATTTCAAGATGATTTTTATGATTTGCTAGAAAAATATGGAGTAAAAAATATTACTTGCGAACATGAAGAGTGGCAAGAAATATGCAAACTTAGAAATAAAGTTGTTGAATTTATTGAGCAAGAATTATTTAAGGAGGAAATGAATGGAGGGCTATAAAAAAGGTACATTGTTGCAAGAGTATTTTTTAAATCCTCACTTCAAACCAACTGAGGAAGAACAAAAAGAACTCGAAGAATTTTTCACAACTAAAGGAGGTAAAGAGTGGAAGTTAAACTAATAGATAAAGGGATAACTGTAGCCGAAGATTATGTCGCAGGTACAGTTCATGTGGAGTATGATAATACTGATAGCATTCTCCCATTTAAAAACAGAGTCATAGATTGGTGGCGAAGAACTGATAATAACTACGAAGGTTTAGGAAAAAATTTTATAGTTGTAGATGAAGCTATTGAAATCTATGAGATTAAAGATAGACACAAGTGGATTGATAATCAGAAACTTATGAAGGTTGAGAAGTCTATGGAAAATTTAATTAGAAGACATTTAAAGGAGAAAGCATGAGAGCAGATGAAAAAATGCCAGACTCATTTTATGAGTGGCTAGATATATGTCCTGTAATTTGGTACAGGATTAAAGTTGGTAATGATAGTGTTCATTATTCGTTTGAAACACCAGATGAGGAGGAAGCATGACACTTGCAGAACTAAGTGCATATAAAGATGGAATTACTGATGCTTTATTAGAAGGTTATAGATGCGACTGGCATGATAATCTTTATTATTACAAGCGTGGCTATGAATTTGGTATTCATTTATATAATCAAATTAAGGAGGAAAAAGATGGGTAAAAAATATATTCATGTTAATCAACATGTGATAAGAGCTAACAAAAAAAATAATGAAAACAATCCAGTAATAACTATTAAGGAAGGTAAAAATAATATTTACTGCCATGAAGTTGAGATACTTGGCAAGAGCAAAGTAAGTTATAGTGGTAATGAAAAAACTGCTTTGTCTTGTGGGGCAAGAGTTGTAATAGAAACTTGGGCAGATTTAATAATTGATGGAGTATTTATAAATGAAACATAAAAATCGCACAGACAGTTATGCTTTTACTGTATTTAATCCTAATGATAAAGATAAATCAGAAGGGTTAGATGAATTAAAAAAGCTAAGAAAAACAATAGCTTACACTAATAAGTTAGGACTTACTAACCATTATGTTAAGTGTCAAGGTAGATGGGGTAGAAAAAATCCTAACTACAATCGCAGGACAATTCCATTTTGCCCACTAAAGTACGCAGTAAAATGGGATGTATATTTTTATAGGATGTAATTATGGAACACTATTATTTTTATCACGATGATATAAAGACTGGACTAAAAGGAGAAGGTTGTGGCTATCGTAAAGCTACTGTTCGTTCTGTTGGTCGTAAGTGGGTTTATATTAGATTTTCTAAGGAAGGAAACTTTAGAAAACTTTCAATCAAAAAGTGGCAAGATATTTGCCGACAAAAAGATTTTAAAACATGGGAAGGTCATGTCGCAGAAAGTAAAATAAAAAGAAAAGCTCTTGATAAGGGTTTATCTTTTTATAAAAAAAGGTATAATAAAAATATTCCTAAGACTATTGAGGAACTACAAGAAGAACTGGAGGTAGTATGATTGCTTCATGGGTTATAATAGCGATATTAAGTTTAGACGATTTTACTGGTTATGGTATTGATGCTTATATCTTTGATTTTAAATTTAAGAATTTAGAAAACTGTTCTGATTTTTTAGAAAATAATATTGTTAAATTAGAAAATTATATTGAGCAAGAGGAAGGAATCAAGCCTGAATCTTTTGTTTGTTTAGATTATAAAAATTATTTTGAGGTAATAAATGACACCAGCAAGTTGGCAAGTAGATAGAGAACACAAAGCAAAACTTTATCAATTTAAAAGTAGATTAAAACAATTAAATATTTCTAGTTTATCTGAATTAGAATATAAAGATGCAGTAGAAAAAATCTACATGGAAGTTTATTATCCAGAGGAACGAATATGAAGTTCGTAATTTATATTGGTAAATTAAAAACCGTGACTGTTGAGGCAGAGGATAAAGATTATGTCAAAGCAGTTATCTTAGACAATGCTAAAACATTTCTTCAAGATATGTTTGATGATGGAGTGATAGAAATTGAACAAGAAAAAACTTAAAGAATTAAAGAAAAGAATTAGACCCATTCAAGTTGAATGGCTAAAGAGTTTGCTACCCCAAGAGGAAGCAGACAAAATTACTGTTGATAATGTTGAGGGCTTATTACCCGAAGATAATTATATGAAAGGTATTAAAGGGATTACCTTAGTTTTTATGTCAGATAGATGGCTATTAAAACAGTTAAAAAAATATCCCGAAATAAAAACTTATAACAAACTAAAAGAGGTACTAAATGTATGAATATATATGTAAGGTTGTCATAGACAATCAAGAAGATGAAATAAAAACTTTTGCTTACTCTACGCTAGAAGCGTTTGATAATCTTGTTTCTATGGCAGGAGTGACAGATATTATTTCTGTCGTCAATAAAGAAACAGACGAATCATTTACTTTTGATGGTGACTTGATGGCTCTTAAAGAAGCTAGAGGTAATATCAAAGACGAACACTTAATCATTGAGGAACTATATAGATTAGATGGCACAGAGAAAAGAAACAGTCTTAATTAAACATGTCAAGAAGGCAACTTCTCAGGGCATGGCAGGTCGTGGTAGAAAGATTAAAAAATCTACCAAGCACATGAACAAACATAAAAGACGGCAACAAAAAACTAAATATCGAGGGCAAGGAAGATAATGCTTGACAGCAAAAATGTTTTCCTCTAGAATTACAACTAACGAATTAACAATGGATAGATTAAAGGAACGAGTAATCAAGAAGCCCTCTCTATCTCCATTTAAGTTGCTTGATTTGGTACTATCCACAACTCAGAGAGTAGTTGGCTCAAAACTCTCACAGAATTTTAATAAGCTGAACGGAGGTAATACACTATGGCTATATTAGAAGGCTCAGTAAAATGGGCAAGTATAACGACTCCAAACACAAAGTTTGAGCCAGTCTATACTATTGACTTAATTGTTGATGAACAGACTGCGAATGACTTTGCTTCAAGGGGTCATAAAGTAAAACAGCACGATGAAGGTCCTGCTTTAGTTATCAAAAGAAAGGTACATGGTCCTAATGGAATAACCAGACCTGCACCTAGACTTTTAGATAAAGACAAGCAAGAAATAAATGTTGCTGTTGGTAATGGCTCTAAGGTTAGAGTTCAATACAATGAGTATAGTGGTGAGGGTAAATATGGTCCTTATATAGGACTTGACTTACAGGCTGTACAAGTTGTCGACCTTGTTGAATATAAGAATGCTGATGGTGCTGAACTATTAGCTGATGGCGAGGAGTTCTAATGGAAGGACAAGAAAGACCTTACATTACCATTGATGATGTTAATGTTTATATTGAAGATTTACCTGAAGAAGGTAAGCAACTCTTTGGTAGACTACAAAGACTAAATCAAAAGAAAGCTGCACAGACTTTAGACCTTGAAGAAACTCAAGGGGCTATTAATTATTTCTCTACTAGAATTGTAGAAGTAATTAATGCTGATAAGTCTGGTGTTAAAGTAGAGGAATCTGAAACAGAAGAAGTACCAACAGATACTGAAACACAAGACAGTTAAAAACAATTTAGCTAGGCTAGGTTTTTTATACCTCTTAATTTATCCCTAGTCTAGCTATCATTTTGGAGATAGAATTGAATCAAGATAAAAGTAAATTTGTAAAGCATAGGCAACCTTGTCCTAAGTGCGGTGGCTCTGACCCCGTATCAATTAATGCTGACAACTCGGCTTATTGTTTTAGTTGTTCAACATTTTTTACCGATTATGAAACTGCAAGTGAGGGCAGAATAGTGGAAACAACACAGAAACCAACCAATACATTTTTAGAATCCTATACTGGAATCTATGGCGAACTTACAGACAGAGGCATCTCTGAACAGACAGCTAAAAAGTTTGGAGTTCGTGTTATTAAAAATAGAAATGGAGATATAACGCAACATATATATCCATACTTTAATGGCAACGAAGTAGCCATAACTAAAACAAGATTTGTTGCGGATAAAAACTTTGCGACTAAAGGTACATTTGAAGGTACTGGATTATTTGGCGAACAGTTATACAGAAATACTGGTGGTAAATATCTGACCATTACAGAGGGTGAGTGCGATGCTATGGCAGTAGACGAACTCTTTCAAGGTAAGTGGGCAGTCGTATCTCTTAAACGAGGTGCTGCAGGGGCAGTAAAAGACATTAGAGAAAGCATAGAGTTTGTTGAAAGCTTTGATAATGTTGTGCTTTGTTTTGATAATGACAAGGCAGGTAGAGAAGCTTCACGAAATGTTGCCCGTATATTAAAACCGGGAAAAGTAAAGATAATGACTTTACCCAACGGCTACAAAGATGCCAATGACATGCTTAAACAAAAAGAATTTCAAGGTTTTACTAAAGCTTGGTGGGAAGCTAAGACTTATACTCCATCAGGTATCATGGAATTGTCTAGTCAAAAAGATAACTGGCTTAACAGAGAAGTAAAAGAAAGTATTGCTTATCCTTGGGAAGGACTTAATAAGAAACTATATGGATTAAGACGAGGTGAGTTAGTCACTCTTACTGGTGGAACTGGACTCGGTAAGTCTTCAGTCACCAGAGAGCTTGAGCATTGGCTAATTAAAACTACTAAAGATAATGTAGGCATCATTGCTCTTGAAGAGAACTGGCTTAGAACTGCAGACGGTTTAATATCCATTGAAGCAAACGATAGACTGTATCTCAATGAGAAACGAGATAGTTATTCCGAAGAAGATTTAAATGCTTTGTTTGATAAGGTAATACAAAAGAACAGAGTATTCATTCATTCACATTTGGGTGCGACAGACATTGATGAGATATTCGCAAAACTACGATACATGATTGTAGGTTGCGAGTGTAAATGGGTCGTGGTTGACCACTTGCACATGCTTGTCAATGTCTTAACCGAAGGTGATGAACGAAGAGGTATTGATAACTTAATGAATAGATTGCGTAGTTTAGTTGAAGAAACGAATGTCGGCTTGATTCTAGTATCGCATTTAAGACGAGCTACAGGCGACAGGGGGCATGAAAAAGGTGTGACTGTATCATTGAGTCACCTTAAAGGCTCACAAGGCATAGCACAGCTTTCTGATTGTGTTATTGCTTTAGAAAGAAATCAACAAGCTACTGACCCTAAAGAAGCTAATACTACTAAGGTTAGAGTATTGAAGTCTAGATATACTGGAGACACTGGATTAGCTTGTGCATTACAGTATAATCCTGAGACTGGTAGATTATTTGAAGTACATGCGGAGGACACATTTGACAATGAAGAAATTGGTTTTTGATATTGAAGCAGATGGATTAAATCCGACTAAGATTTGGTGTATTGTTGCTAAAGATTTAGATGAAGGTACTTGCCGTACTTTTAATCCTAATCAATTACTCGATGGGGTAGAGTATTTACAAAGTGCTGATGTTTTAATTGGGCATAATATTATTGGCTACGATATTCCTGCCATAGAAAAAATAATGGATGTTAAGTTAAATGCTAAAGTCGTTGATACTTTAGTTCTGTCTAGATTATTTCAACCCGTTAGAGAAAATGGACACAGCTTAAAAACTTGGGGGTACAGAATTAACTTCCACAAACAAGAACAACCTGATGACTTTGATAGTTATACACCAGAGATGCTTGAGTATTGTGAGCAAGATGTTTTACTTAATGAAAAAGTTTACTACGCTTTACTTAAAGAAGGAGTAGGCTTTAGTCAAGAGAGTATTGATTTAGAAACTCAAGTTGCTGAGATAATAAATCAACAAGAAAAGACGGGCTTTCTATTTGATTTAGAAAAAGCCACCATGCTTTTAGCACAGTTAAAATCTAGAATGGTAGAAGTAGAAGATGAAGTACAACGCACATTTAAACCTAAATGGGTAGATGATAAACTTGTTACCCCTTACATAAAGAAAGACGGTACGTTATCTAAACGTGGTATGACTGATGAAGAATATGAAAAGTGTTTGACCACTAAAAACTATGACCCCTTCATGCGAAGAAAATTACAAGAGTTTAATCTTGGTAGTCGCAAACAGATTGGTGAATACTTAGTAGACTTTGGGTGGAAACCCGAAAGATTTACACCTACGGGTCAACCTATAGTTGATGAAGGTACACTTAAAAAGATAGAACACATCCAAGAAGCTCGGCTCATTGCCGAGTTTTTATTATTACAAAAACGTATAGCTCAAATCTCCTCATGGATAGATGAACTACAAGGCGAAAGAGTTCATGGTAAAGTAATACCTAATGGTACGATTACTGGTAGGATGACTCATAGAAATCCTAACATGGCTCAGATTCCGGGAGTTTATAGTCCGTATGGAGAAGACTGTCGTGCTTGTTGGATTGTGCCAGAAGGTTATAAACTATTAGGTATTGATGCTAGTGGGTTAGAACTTAGAATGTTAGCCCATTACATGAATGACGAACAATATATTGACGAGGTTATTAATGGCGATATACACAAAACAAATCAGGAACTTGCAGGACTTGAATCAAGAGATAAAGCAAAAACTTTCATCTATGCACTTATCTACGGAGCTGGAGATGAAAAGCTTGGAACAGTGGTTGGAGGAAAAAGAGAGGATGGTAAGCGACTTCGAGAACGTTTTCTTACCAACTTGCCATCACTTGAAACTCTTACGA